GAGACATTTTGGTTTTACACTAGACCACCATATTTGTTTGTTTGTATGAAACATAGGATATAAGTGTTTATCAGTTTTAGTCTTACTTAATGTACTGTTATCATTCTTTAACAAGATATTATGACCCGTAACATAGTCCCACTTTACATCTAATTTGTTTATAGAATCAAAAATTACCTTTCTATGAATTTCAAATGATTCTTTACAAAAATCATTTGGTATATAAATTATATTACTATCAATATTTACAGAGAACTCACCTAAAGAATTGATAATTTTGGTTTTATCTTCAGTGTTTCCATTTCTTATTATATAATTACATATTGTAGAATTAATTGTTGGAAAATATGATTCCTGGTCAAATGTAATTGTCTTGACATCTTTTTCTTTAAATATGTCAAGAATTTTACTGCTAGGACTAGAAAAACTAGATGGAGATACTTGACCAAGATATCCTTCTTGCTTTAACCAGGAGTTAAAGGTCTCTTTTGTAAAATCAATCCACAGTTTGTGGGGCGTTTTTTTTCTTTTTGTTGTATCTTGATATGGTGGATTTCCTATTACATTATCAAATTTCATTTAGCACTCCAGTTTTACCTAACTCAACATAGGTATTTATTGAAGGCGCTAACTCACGACTTTTCTTTGGTCGGCGCTGACCATGATGCAGATAACATTTCTCTTTAGAGTGCCATTCCGCGCCAGAGTATTTGATTTTGGGACGATACCATGCACCATTAGCATTGATGGTATAAGGAATACGAGTTTCTAAGATGACATTTGCATCATCAACAAAAGAGAATGAGATAGATTTACCTTTCTTATCGAAAGAAACTTCAGAGTTTCGAATCTTATGAAGAAGGGCATTAAAAGAGTCAGAGGTGAAACTATCGTAGGAACCTTTTTGGTCAATCAATAATAACTCTTCCTTACCATCAAACCCTATCATTTTCAGTAAACGAGAAGTTACTTCTTCTTTAGAAAATGATTTGAGTATAAGCAAAGTATTCTCGATTGCCTTTTCACCATAATACTCACAATCATTTTTCCAATCAGCAGAAATATTTTTCCAATACTCGGCTTTGTCTCCATGAACATACTTTTTCTTAATTTGTTTTCCTAATTCATCAAGATTGTTCATATAAGATATGATAGATTCATATCCAATCGAAGAAAGAATATTATTCCTAACATCAATATCGGAACCTTTAAACCGTTCACCATTCAAAGGATTTGTAAAGTATCCAACACCATTAGGAGTAAAGATAAAGTTGTTGACAAAAGAAATATAAGTTCCACTACAGGTCTGAATCGTATTGCAAGATTTTTCGTAATTTTTCAGAGAAAATGAAATTTCTTGTTCATCATTATCATGAACCTTAATCAAAAAGTCACCTTTTAGATTTAGATTACGATATTCCTTCTCAACATCTTCAACAGAAAATGTAGAATTTGGAAATTTTGAGATCAAACGATTAACAAACCCAGGAATATATTTTACATTATTTTTAAAGTAAGCACACTTTCGAAGTTCATCCATACCTTTTAATGCGGGACGATCATTAACATACTTGAGTAGTTTTTTATAAATCTCAGAAGAATTAGAATTCTTATTTTTACCACGAAATTCTAGTTCTTTCTGTATAAGATAGACAGTTTGTATTTCACAGGCATCTTGTTGCATTTTGACTTTAGTATCAGCCATATCTAAAAAACCTCTTTCATCATTCTCATGTTACTATAACAAAGTTACCTTAGAATGTCAAGCGGCTTTTTTGGTTCTTCTCAAAAAAAGTTTATAATTTTTATCAGCACGCTCCTTGTTCCTTCTAGAAGCGCGAGAACGAAAATCGATACCTTCCATGTGATCATGCTCATGCTGGAATATACGGGAAGTCATTCCATGGAAACGTGCAGTATCAACTTCCCCTGTAAGCGTGGTCATACGCACACGAATCTCAGAGGGTCGTTTTATCGTTATAAGATAATTAGGCAACGATAAGCACCCTTCTTCAGCATACTCTTGTTCATCAGATACATCAACTATCATAGAATTAAATACTGGAATAATTGTGTCTTTATCAGTTGGATTACCCATTACGAAAACATGATATGGTAAGCCTACCTGATTTGCAGACAGTCCGACGCCACCTAGGTCACACATTGTTTCAGCCATAGCATCTACTAACTCAGCAGGGTTTACCGGTGGGTTGGTGAAGTCAAACTTGACAGTAGGTGTATACAAAAGTTTATTCGTGAGTGAAAGTTTATCCATTATGCTGCAATCCTTGAGAAGTTTCCATGTTTTTCAAATTTCACTATGTGACGAAAACGATCTATGATAATGTCTCCCTTGTGTGAGATTATAAACGTATTAGTGTCCGCTGTCAAGCCCTCAAGTATCTTTAAAAACTCTTCAGTACCATTGCCATCTAGACTTGAATCAAATACCTCATCCATTAGAAGAAGATTGGTTGATACTGAGTTTCTTAGTTTTGCAACGGTTCGCCATGTAAATAGAAGAGATAGATCAATACGCATCTTCTCACCCTCACTAAAAGAGTCATAACTAAACTCATCACGAAACCTTGACTTGATTTTTTCACTGAACGTCTGGTCGAGTTCGAACTGTACAAAAAATCCTAGTTGCTGTAGGTAGTGATTACATAACTTATTGATTACAGGAATGTATTGTTTAATAATCTGAGACTTGATACCTGAGTCGCGGAGCATATCAGAACCAACTCGAAACATAGTCTGTTCTTCTGTCAACTCAGTTTTACGCTTTTGATAATTAACCAGTTGTTTTTTTAATTCGTCAATACTGGTATCATTTTTCTTTACCTCATCTACTTTTTCTGAAAGTTCTGTAATCTCTTTATTAAGAGAAGAAATAAACTCGTTGTAGGTAAAAATGTTACGATTGTGGTCAGAAACCTGATTATTAAAATCAGAAATTTCTTTTGTAACCTCTACGATTTGTTCTAGTCTTTCTTCTAACTCTCCGCGTTTCTTCTGTAGTGCTTCAATGGTTTCTACTGCTTCAACCAGTTTTTCATTGCGAGATTTAACAGCATTCTCTTTGAAGTGAATAGAGATATCTTGTTGACAAGTCGGACAATTTTCGTGGTCATGAAAGAAGTTAATTTCCTTTGTTATCTTTTTTACTCGTCGCTGAAGAGTTTGAATTCCTTCTTTGACTTTTCCTTCTTTGTTTTCAGTTTTGTCCTTATCTGAGATTCTTTCTTCCAAACTTCTAATTTCAGTCTGAATATTGACAAGACTTGATGACTCTTCTCTAATCTTTGTCTCAAATTCATCAATTTGTTTTTGTTTTGCATCGATAGTCTTTCTATGATTAGTTACCATAGTATTTAGGTGCTTCTTCTCCATTTCAATTTTTTCATCAATCAAGTCAATCTGATATGAAATCTCACGAATATCTGATTTATTCTCGGACATACGCTCTTTAAGAAGTGTATTCATAGTGGAGAAGATTTGTAGGTCTAATAAATCTTCAATAACTTCTCGACGCTGTGCGGCGGTAAGTTGCATAAATGGTACGAAAGTAGATGATCCAAGTACGACAACCTGACTAAATGACTTGTGATTCATCTTGAGAATATTCTTCTCTAAATAATCTTGATAGTCACGCGCAGACGCATTCTGACTAATCAGATTACCATTCTGATATACCTCAAAGATACCAGGTCTGATGCCGCGGCGAATGAGATATGAGCCTTTACCAACATCAAATTCAATCTCAACCAGCAAACCCTTCTCATTGATAGAGTTCACTAATTGTGGTTTGTTAATCTTACGAAAAGGTTTACCATACAACACAAATGACAATGCATCAAGAACGGTACTCTTACCAGCACCGTTTTCACCAATAATCAAAGTTGTCTTGTTACGCAAAAAATCAATTTCGGTAAAAGCGTTTCCTGTACTTAGGATATTCTTATACCGAATACATTTAAATGTAATCAATATTTACTCCAGCGTTAAAGCCTCGGTGTATAGGCTATTGAATAGACCTTTGAGTTTTCGTTTGCTGACTGCGGTCTCAATTTGATCAACATAACCCTCTAGCATCTCAATAGTAGATTTAGCTTCATCTATTATATCATTTTTATCATCAATGTCAAGATTTAAAACATCTTCGATGATTTGTAGATTCTGTACTCCTGCTTTCTCAATACGGTCAACGAATAAATCAAACAGATATGGATTGGTTTTGTTTTTGACAATCAATTTGACATATGCACTTTCAAAAATAGAAAAGTCGATATCATCTAGACCTTCAACAGTCATGTCAGCATCATCATATGAGAACTTATAGAACATTTGTAGTGGGTTAGGTATAAACTCTAACTCGCGGGTCTCTGTATCATATATATGAAATCCTTTTTGGTCTTCAAAATCACTCCATGTCATTTCATATGGACAACCTAGATATGAGATATTACCTTCCGAAGAACGGTGATGAAAGTGACCTGAAAATACTTGGTCAAATCTCTTAAATTCTTGTCTATCAAATCCACCATCACAAAAAGCACCACGATGCATCTCAAAACCATTAAGCTCTAAATGACCCATCATTACTTGACTTTTCGTATTCTTTATAGCATCCCAACTTTCATTCCAATTTTCAGCACATATCCATGGTAGCATAAGAATATCTAGCCCGTCAATATTAATATCAGTGGGCGTATCAATTAAATTAATCTCATACTGGCTTGTACCATATAACTGGTCGATAGCGTTGATATCAAGTTTGTTACGAAAGTAAATATCATGATTACCAATGATACACCAGAACTTCATACCACGCTCTGCGATAGGTTTGATAAGGTCCTCATGTAACTGATTTGCTGATACCCAGTTGATATACTTTCTGCGGTCTACAATATCACCTAAATGAATAACATGGTCAATCTTATGTTCATCAATATATGGAAAGAATACCTCATTCCAGAAACGTGAGAAGAACCTGGCAAAGACCTGATTGTCGTTACGAGCCCCAAAATGAGTATCGGTGACAAGTGCTACTTTCATTTATTGAACCTCTTTTCTTCGAAATCTTGTATGAACATAGATGCATTCTCAGATGCACCTTCACTAGATTTAATGAACTCTCTATCTTCGCCACTTAGCGCGGTGTTAAGATTGAAATCTTCCGTTGCTTTATATTTTGTATATAAAGCCTTCTTCTCTTTTTCAATACGTCTTAGATAAGCATAATAAATGATTTGAGTAAAATAAGCAAATGGATTCGTAGATTTATCTGGATTGAAATTGTCTACATACATGATACAGTTTTCAATACCATCACCAATCATCTCTTCCTTGAACGGGTAGTTGATGAAGTTAGGTTTATTAGATAATTTATAAGCGATTCGCATAATACAATCACCAATGTAATTTGGTACGCGAGGCGGCGATGTACCTGCCTCTAGTGCAGATTCTCGATTATCACGATATCGAAGCATTTCAGCATAAAACTTTTTATTATCTACATAGTGTTCTCTATCTTGTGTTTTTTTCATAATATCTCCTTATTTGCGAATATGACTTATAATATAATAAAATCATACCCATGTCAATATAATTTTTTTCTTGACAATCACTTGACAAAACATTACTATAACCATGTCAACCATTAATGTATAGTACCTTTAATACTATTGAGTAGTTTTGCCATGGCGTTAGATGATGGTTCATATGAATATTCACTTGAATTATCTGATTTGAATTCAACAAAATCTTCAAAAGTATCTTTTAGATATTTTTCATAATACTTTTTAATATCTTCATCTACCAAACCTATTGTAACGATTTGCATTGCCGGAAAGAAAAAATTCTTACTTTTAGACATTCCGTTAAATAATACATTAAAAAATACTTCGCTATCATCGATGCTGCATATAACTGGATTTCTAATTAATATTCCATAGGTAGTAGAATTTATAATTCTACCAATAACATTTTGACCGTTGGCAAGTAATAAAATTCGATACCTATCATTTTGTAAAACTTCGTCGGAAAACTCTTGATCCATTTTAACTCTCCAAATCTATTTTATAAAGTTTATAATTGAACTTTTCTTGATTGTAGATTTTTACTCTTTCGTATAAATGTCTTAGTGTATAGTTAATATGTTTCTTATATTGCATATCATCACTAATATCAAATAAAGTGCATTGCTCTTTATCAACGTTGGTTCTCAGGCCCCGACCAATAGATTGAAGATTTCTAATTTTACTTTTAGAAGGGCTGGCAAATATAATATTGTGTAAAGCTCTAATATTAATACCAGTAGAAAAAGTACCATACGATGCGATAATAATTGCATTCGTTTCTTTCTCTGTAATTTCTCTGATGGACTCTCTAGTTTCACCATCAGTACCACCAAATACAAAAAATAATTTTCTATCTTTAGTTATTTTATTATTTATAAGATCATATAATATTTTACCGTGTTTTTCAACATATTGAAATAATATAAGAGTATTGCCCTTTAAAGATAAAGATAAATTTTGTATGAATCTATTACGTCTATTACTACTAACAATGAAATCCATTTCCTGTTGGTACTTCATATTTTTATTATTTTTACAGGTTTGTTCTGAATATTTTAAAACTAATATTTTTATATCTAAGTTGGCTAACTGATTACTATCCATTAATTCTTTAGTTTTTACAAGAGATTTTATAGGACCAAATAATCCCTCTAAAACTAATTGATGAGTTTGCGACCCATCCAATGTACCGGTAAAGCCAAATCTATATTTAATATCTGTCATTTTTTCTAAAATAGAAGTTAATGATTTTGCCTTGAACAAATGTGCTTCATCGCCAATAATCACTCCAAACTGCCCGTAGAACGCTCTAGGCTGCTTATACATAGACTGCCATGTAGAAATGACTATATTACTATCAATTTTATTTTTCCACTGTTTATCAGTATCTCCTGTGATTTTAAGTATATCTACGGGTCCGTTATTGTAGTCTTCAAAGTCTTTTGCCAACTGATGAACCAAAGAGATTGTAGGTACAATAATAAGTTTTTTATGAGGATAAAAGCGAGACAATAGATATATTATTAATGACTTACCTGAACCAGTAGGTGATAATAATAAACATCTATTGTTACGAATAGCATATACAAAGCCATTTATCTGATAGTCACGAGGAGTATGTTTAACTTTAATACTCTGTACGAACTGACCACATTCAAATACAGAGAATTCATTTGCATCGCCGAGTTTATCTTCAATGTCCATTGTATAGTCCATCGACTCGGCAAATTTCTTTACCTCTTTAATTAGACCTTTATATATTCTTTGTGTATTGATATTGAAGAGTCTGATTTTGCCATCCCACACTCTTGACTTGTAAGTTGGCATAAATTTATAACCAGGAACATAAAATGAAAAGTGATCGTATAGCTCTTGTGCGATACTTCTCTCACAATCCACACGAATAAACACTTCGTTATGTGGTTTGATTATAATATCAGCCAGCACCGTTGGAGAATTTTCTCCATTCAATTGCGTTTCTAATATTCCATTGTCTGCCATTAATTGCCTTCATTATTTCTTCAGCAACATCGACCACTTCTTGCTGGTAAGATGTACGCAAGTTCAACTCAATCATGTCGGTATCGGTATCGACATAACTATGTATATCAGCTTTCAAAACGGTTTTTAGATAAGGTTTTCTATCAAGGTCTTTCAACTCTTGTTCTGACATCTCACCTCGGTAATATTCACCGAGAGTCTTTGCAAGTTGCTGTTTCTTGACAGTTAATCTTCTAAGTTTCTGTCGTTCTTTTGTGAGAATATTAAGCCACTTTGCATGAAGATTAGGTATCCTCAAACTCTCGGTGTCTAAATCTAAATTGTCCATCTTTACATCTTCAGACCACATTTCCATAATATTTTCAATATTCATATTATACCTTTCGAGGATCTACTATTTGTTGTCTCTTTTTATTTTCCAAAGCTTTTTTTGATTTTTCTTCTATCAGTTTGATCTTTTCTTCGTCAACGATTTTTTGATATTCGCTTCCGAAGTAAAGACCAGTAAAGTATGATATGACAATTATAATTATAGTAAAAAATATAGAAGTCCACATATCTTCCTCCTAGACTGATTCGATGATATAATCCTTATATTTAAATGAGGCTGTTGCTTCTAAGTAATCAATATCCGTAGCATTAGTGCTGAATTGTAATTCTGATATAGACTCTGGAAACATACCTCTAAATTTAACACGAAGATTTGGATTATATTTACTACTTAAAATAATAAGAGTACCATCTGATAAGTTATTTTGATTAATGCTAGTATTTCTATATCTTTTATACTGATCGAAAGATTCTGGAGAGCCAAGACCAACAAGCCAATTATATAACTCCAAAAAGTTCTTCATATCCTCATCAACTTTAAATGTAACATTAAAAGCAGAAAATGTCAACTTTTCACCTGGTAATGGATAATCTATGATTGGAGAATTTATCGTTGGACCTCCGAGACTGATACTAGGAATACTAGCGGTCTGTC